ATTGTACCATTCAATGTACCAACAAACTTAGTGTTTACTGGTGCTTCAAATGAACCTTCAGTTGTTCTTGCGAATGTTGAAGTTGATGCACTTTGCAAGATTGTCAATGCTTCTGGAGAAACTACGATGTAGTTACCAGCACCACGTCTTGTTCTTGCCGCGATTCTGTTTGCCGCACGGTTGATTTCAATTGCTAAAAGAGCATGTCTATCACCAACGTATGTTGGAGTATAGTCTGAACTTAATGCGTTAAAATCAAGTGTTTGACCTGCACCTGCTAACGTTCTTAAAGAACCAATAATTTCTTGGTCGATTTCAACAACGATTTCTTGTGCAAGAGCCTGCATAATTTCAGCCTCTACGTCTACACCGTGCATTGCTTCTGCATCTTGAGCCGCCTCAAAAGTCCATCTGGCGCTTAGACGTCTTGTCTTCGCTTCGACAGTTTCTTTTAAGATTTGAATGCTCATCTTACGACCTGGTGTACCTTCAGCCGCCGCTGTGGCGTCTGGAGAACCTGCATAAGAAGATGCTAATTTAAATGGTGACAATGCTTCATCACCAGCAGTTGCACCACCACCTGTTTCCGCGTATCTAACACGAAGAGTGTGGATTTGTCCAACTGGACCACTCATTGGCTGAACACCAACAAGCTCGTTTGCGATTACTGAAGGCATAACCCTTCTAATCAAAGGTAACATTACCTTGTTTAATGTTGCTACTGAACCTGCACCAGTACTACCTGCTGTTGCGGCCTCTGACAAATATTTTTTGCTATTTTCGAGGACCACATCCATGGTTTGCTTACGTTGACCACTAAGGCCTTCCATAAGTGCGTCTTTGGTTGCGGACCAGTTGCTTTCAAATAAGTTTGCCATCTCTTAACTCCTATTATTTTGAAAGTCCGGCTAATTTACGAATCATATCAATTTCAACGACATCATCCGTAGTGTCATTGGCCTCTGCTTTTGCAGGTGCCTTTCTATTACCAGTGTGTTCTTTTGTCACTGATTCTGTGAGTGTCTTCTTTACTCTTGGTGTTTCGCCATCTAAAACAGATGGGAGATACTTATCGAATTGCTTCTGTAAGTTCTCTGTCTTAACACTTTCAAGTAAGTCTAACATTATTTCTTTCTTCTCTTTGCCTAATGGAGCAGTTAATTCGCTAATTAACTCTTTACGAGCATAACGATCTTCTGCAATTCTTAACTTGGACTCAACAAGTTTAGTTGCTTCATTTTCAGTTACAACTTTCTCTTGTGCTTCTTTTAGTTTAGATTCCACTTCGGCTAATTGTTTTTGAACTTTATTAATTTCTTTGGCTTCGTTCAAGTACGATACATTGTACTCTGTTGCGAATGCTTCAAAAATTCTGCGTCCAAAGTCATTTTCACGAGCCTTAGTGATGTCGTTTTTAAATGATTTAACTTCATTTGTAATAACCTTATTAACAACGCCTTCGACCTTGTTAGCGGCTTTACTAATGAAATCTTTTTTCGCTTCAGCAAGTTGTTTCTTGCCTTCACGAACCATTTTAACTTTCTGCTCAACAAGTGCTTTCTTGTCTTCGTGGAATTCTTTCAATTCCTCTGCTAACTGCTCAGTAACGAAACCGTCAAGTTTTGTTACGTGATCAGCAACACGATTACGATCAGCTCTTAATTCCTTAACTTCTTTAGCAACTGATTCAGTTACAAATCTGTCAAGTAGTTTTGCATGTTCACTTATGGCTTTGCGATATTTGACCTGTTGCTCGGCAAGCGATTTTCTATCTTCTGCGAGTTCTTCAATCTCTGCTGTAACTCTGTTAGAGATAAAATTATCTACTGCTTCAACGATTAAACCCTTATCGTGTTCATATCGTTGAGCAAATTCTTCTCTAAGCTCAGCAGTTACTTCTTCTCTTGCTTCGGACAGTTTGCTTTCCCAAGCCTCTTGAATAGAACTTCTCATTTCTTCCGAAAGATCTGTACCTTCAAGTAACTCAATAAATGTCACTGCCATAGTAGGTCTCCTACTTATTTCAAGTTTAATTCTCTAATGAACTTTGACATAGCATTCATTAGATGTTTTTCTGCACTTTTGTCGTGTGTTACGGCTGAAGCAATTCTGTGAATCGCCTCTCCGCCTTTCATGTTGTATAAACTTTCATAGATTGTCTTTGGATAAGCATCTGGAGCACTGGGCTGGGCCACTATATCAACAGTAACAATTTCGAATTCAGAAACTTTGCCTGATTCGTTAACGTTGCCACTGCCTCTACTACTTACACCCAGTTTAGCACCTGATTTTAATAATGCCGAAGCAATATTACCCATTGGTGTTTCTATGATTTTAAGTTTACCAATACCGTCACTACCATCACAATGCATGTCTGTGATAATGTGACTCACTCTGTCGAGGTTAATTTGAAGCTCTTCTGGATGGTCTAATTCGCCCATCACAGTTTCGCCTTTGCTCAATCTACCTCTAACTGTATCAACAGCACGTTGAATTTCTTCTTTTGGATATACTCGACCGTTGTGGTTTTTGGTTTCGCCTTGGATGAAAAGACCTGACATAAACAAATCTTTACCGTCCTCGGACTCATGTAACCTTAAACCCGCATGTTCTGCGGCCATATATTCGTATAACTTTCGTGCCATTTGTAACTCCTATCAGTTAAAAAGACTTACGCCTTTTTTGGTTCAACTTTAATGTTGTCTGATGGTGTGTGATCTTTTG